TCTTGCCTGAAAACCTAACATATCTAACGCTGCTATTTTTTGCTTTGTGGATAAATCACCTAAAGCCTTTGATAAATCTCCAACAATGACACCTAAATCTTTCAACTCCCCTTCGACATCAAAAATATCTACAGAGAAAGACTTCCATACTTTTCGATTCTCCATGAATCCTCTTGTGGTTAATCTGAGCATCCTACTAAGCAAGTTTCCCGCCTCTTGTGCTTTAATACCCTGATCTGCGTAAGCTGCTAATACAGCAACACCCTGTTCTAATTCAATACCGAAGGCCTTCATAGCAGGACCAGCACCAGAAGTAAGAGCCAATGAAAATTGTTGTGTACTTGCATTTGCTAAAGTATTTGCGCCCACTAATACATCAGCCACACGTGACATATTTTGCATATTAGCCACAGCGTCTTTTACGGTAAGACCTAAAGCCGATTGAGCATCCGTTAATAAATCAGTCGCTTGTGCCATATCAAACGCACCTGCAATAGCAAATTGATTCACAGTAGATAGTGCTGCCATGGATTGTTTAGCACCTAATCCTGCTGATGCTAAAAAGAAATAACTTCTGGCAAGTTCTTTTGCAGAAGTGACACCCTGTTTAGAAATTGATAATGCTAAACCCTCCATTTCTTTTCTGACAGTTGGTATAATATCATTCATAATAGAAAGTGATTTAGTCATAGCATCATCAAAATCAGCAAAGGATTTAATAGAAGCTATTCCGATTGCAGCTATAGGGGCCGTGATGTATAAAGACATATGGGTACCCATGGCCTTCATTCTTGTCCCAGTTGACTTCATATTCGCAGCAACAGCACCCATCGCCATTGTATATTGACGAGTATCTGCTTTTAAATGAACAATCAAATTACCAAGATCAAGACCTATCATTTTTTTCTTCCTAATATAACAGAAAAGAAGTTTTTATGATTTTTAGTTTTTTTCTCTATTGTTTCTTCAGCTTCTTTTTTGGTCAACACTTTCTTTTTCTTTTTAAAACTAAATCGCATAAGAAAATCTTCAGTTTTAAACTTTTCTGGTTCCTTTGAAAACATACCACTGATTTTGGCTGCTATTTGAGCAAAATAATAATCCATCTTTGTGTGTGTATTGTCTTGCTGCTCAAGATATTTCATCCAATCAATAAATTCTGTTGACGTTGTTTCTTGCTGACATCTTTGCAACGATAAACCTAAATGAGAGGCAAGCTGGAACCATGCCAGCTTTTCTCCCTTTATTCGTTTTTTGCTTCATCTTTTTGAACTTCGCCCATACCAGATAATGCTTGAGCTGCTTTATAAAGAGCAGTCAAAACAGCACCAGGCCATTTTTCTAATACTGCCACAGGGACAAGTTTCCCATCAGGATCATAAAGACAAAGTGTAAGAGCATTTTCCTGCATGTGTTTATAATCAGAAACACTTTCAGGTTCGCCATCTGGTTTGAGTTTAACTCGCCAAGATTGATCGTTTAGAAATGAAGATCGCTTTGCACCATCCATTTCCTTCAGAACATAAGTTGATACTGATCCATCTTCATTTTCGATTTCCACCGGCAATTCTGTGAGTTTTAGACTGAATTTTAAGTTTTCCATGTTTTAGCCCTTTCCAAAAGATTTAAGACAGTTCTATTTCTTCTCAGGATTAGTTGTGCTGCGTTAAAATAGAAATTTAGTACTATCATACGTATTTCTGATAACAACGCAGCACAGCGTAAATATGCTCTTCTTTTAGCCCTCTACAGGTGCTGTTTCTACAGCAGAGTCATTCTGATTCGTCGGGACGATAGTAACCTCTGCTGTGGGCTGTTCACCCTCTTCATTTGCATTAGGGATAAACTTATCAAGATAGCCCCAAAAAGCCCATGTAACAGCATCTGGAAATGTAAGTGTGATCAAAGTATTCACATTTACCAATGCTATTATATTTGTTAATACATCTGGATCATATGCAGCCGTAAATGAACTATTAGTCATTGTGATAAGCTGTTTTGGTTGCTGTGTATGATAAGTTGTATTTGCCATTGTTGTGGTATCTACCGGACCTCCACCATCAACACCAGGCGGTGTTACTGATTTTTCAACAAGCAATGTTACCGCCGCACTTGCATCTGCTGCAAAAGATACTCTTGTACTGTGACCATCAGTTTGTAAACTCATAATATTCCCTTTCTATTTGAATATTGTTGTTAAGTAATTTACTGTAAATAAATCTCGTCTTTTTGTGCCTTCTTCAACCCCTATAAAAGTAACTGGTGTTAATCTGCTTGCATTCCTAATTTGATAAGTCACTGTATTTACGACTATCGAAAAATAAGATATTTCATCTAACGCTTTTGATAACTCATCTGCTTTTGCGTAACCTATTTGATGGTCCAGTGATCTGATCTTTATTTGTATTCCGGGATGATCAACTACCGGGCCGCTCATCAATCTGCCATCTTTAATGCCCGGAGTATCATAAATACAACCAGCGTTTGATTCTACATTACTACCATCAGGTAGATGAGCCGTGTATAGGGGCCAAGTATCTCTATCTGATGGACTTGTCATTTTAGAAATCGAACTGATTAAATAACTCGCCAAAATAAATGCTGGTGAATTATCAAATGTTAAATCACTACTTACGACCCACCCAATTACTGTATTACTAAGTCCTGAAGGCACGCCGCTTACAGTAGACTGAGCTGTAAATATATATTGACCAGCGTCTAAATCTGAAATAACCACATCACCGTCACCAACAACAAAACCACCAAGTGTCCAATCTCCTCCTACAATCGTTTGATAATAAACATAGTTTGTAGCACCTGCTGCCCCATCGACAGAGACTGTAGCTGTAGAACCAGACATGACTAAAGTGATTGTAGGAGCATTAGGCAAAACACCAGTTACTGTTCCTTGCCAATCACTTTGCCAATCATTTTGCCAATCATTTTGCCAAGCCATGATTTAATCCCCACTCACAGTTGACATAGTTCTGCCAGAACTGGAAGCAGCACCAACAATCCTTGTAGTGGCTCCGTCAAGTCCTTCATATGTATAAGTGGTGCCAGATATAACATAGTCGCCAGCTATGTAAGAACCTGTTACTCTGATCAAATCTTTATAAGTATAAGTAGCTTCGATTATTTCTGCAAAATATAGATCAACTAATTCTTCTGCATTTATTCCAGCAGAACCACCCGTGGTTAATAATTGAACACTATCAGTTGTAAAGTCATAATAGTTTGCTGTTAAAAGTGTTCTTGCTTCCATCTCAGTGTTTGTTGGTCCATCATATGTTGCTAATTCACTAGCGATTTGGCCTGTATCATATCTGGCGTTATCCGATAGTGTGCCGGAGAAACTACCGCCAGCAGCATTATCAGTAATAGTAAATGCACCTCGTATGGCTATCGTCCCAGCATCAGAACTATCAGCAATAACTAATTGTCCCCAACCCTCAAGACTCATCTTATCTGTACCTGCACCACCCATATTTTTAATCTCAATACCACCTGAATAATGTCTGAGATTAAGATTTGTGTCGCCAAGAGCAGCACCAAAATCAATACTTGGTATAGTTATCCCTGCTACAGCGGAAAAGCAATTATCAAATATATAAGTGCCTGCCGACAGCAAAGTAATATCCGATTGAAAAGCACAATGTTTCATTCCACAAGCCGTAAGTGACACTATACCAATTTTACAATCTTCAAATCTCGCACTCGTGCCAGCACTGATACCAGAAACAACAGCACCTTTTATGTGCGAATTTGCAATAGACTGTCCTGCAAGTGCAAGTGTGTACTCTATGCCATGCAGCATATAATTATCACTATTACCTGTTAATTCAATAGCAGAACCGTTTGTTATCTGGAAAATATAAAGATCAGTAAGTCCAGCCAGTGTTACAGCGTCCGCCCATGAATCGACCGGAAAATCAGCCACACCGTTTACACCCTCAACAGTCCCAGCAGTGCCATTAACTGTATCGACCCATATAGAACCGTTAGCATACCCAAGGGTTGAAGAAACAACAGCATATGAACAATAAATCAAATCAGCATAAAAGATCGTACCAGAATCGATACTTGCGTTTGTGAATCTGATATTAACCAATCCATCATTACTACCAGTTCCAACGTGTTTTGAGAAAAGGATGACAGTATAAAATGCATCATTGGCAGAAGCAGTGCCAGTCAACTCACCAACTTGAGACCAATCCAAAGCAACCCAATCATATGCAAATACTTCTATTGAATTGCTTGTTGCTGGTGGGTCATATAGTCTGCCTACAAGTGTCACAGAAACTGGAACGCCTGTCGTTCCGATATCAAAATTATAATCTACTGCTATCGTGGTTGTGGCTGGCGCGATAGAATGGTAAACACCATCAAGAGCCTGTGTAGATGTGTAAGTATTAGTAGGTGTTCCTGTAATATTTTCAGATCCACTTGCTAATTTGTTAATTGCAGCACCTGTATTGGCTATATTATCAAGTTGCTCCTGCGTTGCTGGTGCTACACCATTTGAATAACCAGTACCATCATAAGTGTCTTCCATATTGCCAGCAGCAGTAGTGCTGATTGTTCTGTTTTCAAACTCTGCTGTACTAGGTACATCATTTAATATAGTTCCTGCGTAGTTTGCGGTTGAAACACCTGAGATGTCGCTCACCCATACATAAGTTGCTATTTCAGCGAGAGTTGTAAGATCAAATGAGTGCCCGGTTGTACCACCGGCAATATCGAGCCCATTGCCCGCCCCCTGACCCCTTAAATACATTGCTGCTCCACCACCATAACCTGCCGCATGAATACCAGAACCGGCTGTTACTCCGCCCCTTGCGTAAAAACCTGAGCCAGCACCCACCCCTGTAGCAGATAGGCCTGTCCCACTGGTTGCTCCAGCAGAAAGGTTGATGCCGTCACCGGTTAAACCCCCAGTAATATTTATCCCATCACCGCTACCATTAGCAGTAACTTTAACACCATGCCCGTCCCCTCCACCTGATGTAATTGTAACAGCATCACCAGTTGTAGACGTAATTGCCATGCTGTTAAAGTCCACATCTACCGTACCAGCGGTAAGAGCAGTGAGGTTTGTTGCGGTAGTCGTAGTTGTTACTAAAGCAATCGCCCCGGTCGCCCCGGTCAAAGTTATGGGGTTTCCTGTGTCTGTAATATCAGTCATTGCAATAGGGCTTGAATTTTGTATTGTTTGGACGTTCACGGAGGCTAATCTTACTTCATATTTTGATGTTGCATCAGGATTTGTTATCCAATTTACCTCTAAAGTTGCCGTTTCGCCTGTATCAACCCAATCATTTATAATCCTCTGCTGCCCCACACCCGTTCCCGCTGTTATCGTCACGACAGCGCCATTTAGAATGTCATTCACAAAATCTGTCGTAGCTGCCAGTTGTATTTCAGCATTGCCCGCACCTGCTCTAGCCAATCCTGCTGTAATAACTTCAGGGTCTATTATAAACGTCAACACTTTACTACTGGCTGCTACGGTATCTACGGTAGCAGCAACATACACAGTATAAAACTTATCGACTTCATAGCCGTTTACTGCTGTCAAAGCAAGAGAATAGTAATACCTGCCTGTTACAGCAGACGCAGCAGCAGCAGCAACTGTTAAGTTTCCAGTTTGCGCAGGGGATGCCATATACACGCCATCTTCATACACTTCCCACACAATTGGAGACGCTGCATATACAGCACCAGAACTGAATTGCGACGCTTGTACCATTAACGTCGGTGATTCGTTTATTGGGAATTTTTCTATATCTGCTTTAGCAGAACTTAATGTCAGCAGCACCATTAAAAATACAATTAGCTTTTTCATAGTTTGAATCCTAATAAATATTGTTCGCTGCCAGTAGCAGCATCGGTTGTGGCATTTGCCCCAGATGAAGCAGTACCAGTATTCGGCACGCTATCCCTCATTTGGACGGTATATGTATATTGTGTACTTGGTGATAGCCCGTAATCTACATAAACGGGATTCTCTGTCCACCCGGAACTTGTCCCACCTGAATTCCCCGAAGTCTCCACAAACGAATATTCAACTGGACCGCTTGCATCTGTGCCAGTTGTTGCCGTCATTGTGATACTAATTGAATTAACCGCCGCTGGAGCACTTGACCATGTCGCAGGGTCTGGTGTTGGGGCCGCAACGTCAGCTTCAAACTCTAACGCGCCCATGTCCCATGCACCATCATCACCGCGAGTATTACCGAGCATGTCTGTGTTATATGTAGCACCAACAGAATCGTCTCCTTCTATCGCCCCTGTTAAACTAAAGTCTAAGTTTGAGGCGTTAGTTGTAGGTGACCCCGTGCCTTTTATCCCTCCAGACGATTGCAAAGCAACATACTCATCGTCACGATTAGTACCTGCATCCTCCTGGTTATTCCTGCTATCATCACAATCATAAAACCAATTATAACTAAAACTAGAAACATTATTGAAATGGTCTCCGTAACCACGGCCTGCATCGGAGTCATAAAATAGATTATTTTTAACAACGAAATTGCTTATAGTTGGAGGATAATGATCTGAGTCGGGATTGTCAGCATCATCAGCGTCTTGTTCGGTACGCACGCCAGACGATGTATTGACACCAAAATTATCGTAAAAGGTATTATTGATAACATATAAATTGGTTATATAATTATCACCCTCATCAATCTCCGCTTGAGTACGTTGATGTTCTAGTGTGACACAGATAGTCCCAGTATCATTTCCGAGAGTATCGTCATTATAGAATATATTGCCATAGATATAAACATTCTCAACGTTTTTATCTGGAAAATCAGCTTCCACATTTTGCGTGCCGCAACTCATAGTAATCGAACCAGTTCCATTTTGGTTATAGAATAAATTATACCGAATAGTTAAATCGTGAGGGGCATATTGTTTCATGCCGTTTTCTTGACGAGAACCGCCATCGTCATTGTCATGGTTCTTCCAGAAATAGTTATTTTCTATGATCCAGTTGTGACCGGACGTGGCATGGATATTAACGTGCAATTCATTAAAGTAGCACTCGCTAATAGTAACATTATAGCACCCATCTGTTGTTCCGACAATATCATCCCAACTTAGCGAAGCAGTGATGCCGAATATATTGTAATCAACTTCTGCTCCCCACTCCTGAGTTGCTGAACCAAGTGTGATTTCGACATGCCTGATTTCGACAAAATCAACAGATGTTTGTGTAGCTGCCCCACCCAACCTTATGAAATTAGTATTATAAATATCGTATACAAAATTATCAACATCAACCGTCAGCAGGAATCCGTGTGGATTTGTATCGCCATCCCAATCACCAGGACCGCCTCCAACCTGTCCATCAAAAATCCAGTAATTTGTCCTTACCCACCAGGCCGTATTGTCCGGCTCAGTGTTTCCGGTGTCAGGTACTTCAAAAACCGCCTGACCGTCACCATAAGCATTGTCCCATCCTGTTTCAGTACCATGATCGGCAACGGTGGCTTTTTTGATTGTGATATATTTCGTGCCGTCGACGGCATCGTCAAATGTATATTGAACGTAATCACCATCAGCAATATAATAAGTATCATCGCGGGTTAGAGTTGCTGGGAGGGCGTCAAGAGCATTGTCCCACGCCGAACCGTCACCGCTTCCACCATCGCGGATGTAATGATTTGCACCGATAGACATAGAACAAAAGCATAGAACAAATATAGTAACCAAACGAATCATCTTACGACAGAACCTCCGATAACAGGTTGACCGCCCCCACTGCTGGCGCTGGCCGTGCCTGCCTCATCAAATAACGTATCAGTATTTAGCACATTCGATAGAGTTGCAAGATCACCCGGAAAATAACAACCTATGACTCTGTACCCCAAACCAAATCCCGCATCTATCAACGCAGATACAGTAGTTGGCTGATAGTCAGTTCCCTCGGTCTTAAAGCCGGGGGCGGAGGTTAATTTGCCATCCGACAACCATGTACCTAAGCCTATATCGCCGTCGGTGTCTGCTGCATTAGAATAACACAAATTATTAAACGCTCTTGTGGTTGTTGCGTGCATTGTTGTATCACTTGCTGCACCTGTAGCCAGATCGTAAATCACGTTATTAACTATCATCGGCAACACATTCTGTGAAGCATCATCGAAAAGCATGCCAACGCCTGCGTTCTCACCGTCTATTGTGCAATTGAATATACCACTTTGTGTGCCATTAGCAGATATAACGAAATGATTTGTTAGTGTACCATAACTCAAGCAATTAATATAAAAGCCTATATTCATTGTGAAATTAGATGTTGTGTTGTCGTGTCCATCACAGCCGTACATTGTATTGTAGTTGTCAGCGTCAAAGCCTATAGCATTATCAAATGCCACGCACCCGGCCACAAAGCATTGATCGTCCATTTGGATACCAGTACCATCATTGTCTGATGCAATGCAATTTATAACTTCGCTATTATCCGAAGCAGTGCCATAAATGCCTGTTTGAAAGCCACCTGTAGCGCCACTGACCGTAAAATTCCGAACAGAAATAAAACTACCCGATATGTTGATGCAGTAATTTAATGAATTTGTCGTTGCTTCTAATATAACCTGGGCTGCGACAAAATCTGATTCGTCCGTTCCAGTACCATCACAGCCCTGATATGTAATCATACCATCAGCCAATGTGCCTGAATCGTCAATAGTAATAATCGCACTTGTAGCAGCATCTTGCGCACTATATGTCACGCTATTGCTCACAAGGACGATGTCGCCGGGGGCTACTGCCGTTACATCACCCGCCTGTGCTAGGGTTCGCCAAGCATTTGCCCATGAAGTTCCATCGTTGTCGCCTGTGCCTAAATCGCCGTCAACATATTTCGTGTCGGCTGAACATAAAAAACACATCAACAAGACTATTAAAATATGTATCTTCATCTTGCTACTCCTATCATATATTTTGGATAGCCTTCTGATTCTTCTGCAATAGCTCCTCGCTATAACAGTTATTGCGATTATTAAGCCTACTTGTTTCTTCATGCTATGCTCCTAGTTTCTACCAGTGCCAGAATATCTCGGCCTTCTATTCAATCTTTCGTAATCATCGTCGCCTGCACCCGCAGCGTCATAGGCGTATTAAATCAAACTCGTTTCTTCCCTAATCATTCTTAAAATCTCATCTCGTTTTTCTTTTGCTGGCTTTTCTAAATACTTTGCAAGTTGTCCTTCATTATGCTTTGAATCTAAATTCTCATGGACATCTACTGCGTAATTTGCCCCATCACCAAAATGTACTACAACATCAGGAAAATGCAAAAGGTTTCCTACATTTCTTGTCCCTGCACTTGCCTTTAAATTACCAGTATCTACTGGAACAATCTTTTGGGCTTCTCGTTGTAAAAACAAACCGCCACGAATCAAACCTTTTCGCAAACCAATAGCTTGCATATCAGAATATCTTTTCATATTCTTTATGACATTAGTTGTTCCAGTTATTGCTAATACTTTTGCCATTATAAATATACTGTCCTTAGTATTTCAGTTTGCCTTAATTTTGGTAGTTTATCAAAACGTCTTATTTCCCAAGCATTATCATTTTCTTTTGGATTAGTTTCATCTGTCACATCATCTAATCCACCTAACATTAAAACACCACCAAGCACAACATCTTGATCTACATAAACAACCGCATTGCTCATATGCTGTGTGCCATCAGCAGCAATAAATTCAACCATATTATCTTCCCATCTTACTTGTATCACTATGGGATCAGTAATATTTGGTTTTCCAAAATTATCATAATCACTGCCAGCAGATTCTAATGCCCAATAAACTGCTGTTTGATACTTCAACATTTTAGTGATGATGCCCATTATTTCATTTTTCCTATTGCTTCCATAAGAGCATTTGTGTCGGCTTCTCGCTTTTTTTCAATATCTGTCAATTGCAATTTGATATCTGTTAATTGCGATTTAATAACTGCTACTGATGTTGTGTTCATACCTGCTGGATCACAACCATCCTTTTTCAATTCTATTCTTTCCTTTGTTTGTTGTGTGATAAAAGAATCCACTTTATTGTCTAAAAGTAACGTTGCTCCTTTTTGATCACTCCATGCCAAAGTAATAGATACTATCACCGTTGTGACAGCTAAAATGAATCCTGCTAATTTTGTTCCGCCATTAAATTTAATTTGTTTAGCCATGAACATGTCCTTTTTTTAATCAGCATCTGCTTCTTCTTCACTAGTGCCAACCCATGTGACACCAATCGATCTTGCCGTACCGTTCATAATCTTTTGATTTAATGCGGCTAAACCTCCCTGATAATCCAAAGTCATAGCCATTTGACCATAATGGGATGTTGATAAACCTAAATCCACTTTACTTTGAAATCTTTCACTGACAGATCCCGCTTTTTCTTGCTCTGCTCTCATATCTCTTACAGTGTAAAAATGAGCAGCTAACCATGTTTCTATTTTTTCTGTTTCATCATCAGTATAATCATCATCGGCACCATCGCAATACTTAACAACGAGGATATTAGCAGCTTCAATAAATGGTGTTAATGTGATCGCAGAATCAACATCTATAACACCTTCGACTAATGTTGATGTAGTGTAAGCCATTATGCAATCATCCTTTATTTATTCCGATCATCCCAAAATTCTTGAACACCTATTTTTGGAAACACATCAAGATTGCTATTATCAGTAATGTTAATTATTTCTCTATCGGAAAATTTCTTTTTCCAATCAATAGATACTTTTTTAAAGCTGTCGATAAATTTATTGTAAACAGAATCATTAGGTTTATCGATTAAATTATCATGCCAATTAGGCTTCTTATTCGTAAGATGCATATCGAAGCCCAAAAGAAAAACTCTTTTAGCACCTAATATGAGGGCAAGATTTATGGCAAGAGAACCTGTATTACTGTTCCATCCAAGAGCATTATGGTAAAGACCGTGTGGCTCTCGTCTCATTGTCCATAACCAAGGAGTTTTATTTTTATTTATAAGTTGAGAAGCATTTGTAAAAACTGCACCTTTATATTGTGCTAAATGTGACTTATGTTTATGCCACCATTTTATATCACCAAAAATACAAATTTTACAAATAGCTTCTCCAAGTTCGTAGGCCGTATTGCATCCTATAGTCAGTTCGGGGATTAGAAGATCCCAATCAAACGTTTTTAAGGATCTACCGCCACCGATAATAAAAACGTCTTGATCTAACCATTTAGCTTCTGGTGGCCAAGAAGGCATTTATTCATCCTCATCTTCGTCATCGTCATCGTCATCGTCATCATCTTCAGCTTCAATAATACTTTCAAGAAATTCTACAACATGCTTCTTTCTTAATTTTGTATCATTGAGTATTTTGCCATCCTCATTATCAACAACCACGCACCAGTTGGCTTTGCCCATATAAACTTTAACACCGATCTCAGCAGCACCGTCAATCTCACCTGTAATGTCAACACCATGCTCTGATGTTTTAGTTTCAGATTTGTCAGTAGCAGAAGGACTTTTAATTTCATCCTCCTGCCCTGACTTATTCCCAATACCTTTTGCTGGTATATTAGGCTGTAGCTGATCAGGCTCAAAATCTTCCTTTTGAACAATTCTTTTAAACTTGTGACCAAGTTTTATCGTTAAATCTTTTGAAGTTTCGATTCTATCACCAGCTACGTATGTTTTACCATCCATGATATGATTGCCGCATTTTGCTTTTAGTTCAAACAACATAATATAAACCTTTCCAATTTCAGCTCATAATTTATATAATATTAAACAGTACCATAAACAATGCCGGTATTGTCATTCTGATCTGCTCGTAACTGAGGTACCATAATAGCCATGACCTTGAAGTTCGACTGCAATCCGCCATCCGAAGGCCACTGCAAAGTTATAATTTCCATGCCAATAACCATGCGAACAACATCCGAAGTCATCTGAACCATCACAATATCATAATCAGTAAGATAATCGAGTGTCTTTACATCCTCAAAACCCTGAGTTTCCTTGATCCGATTTCTTACTGAAACAGTACCGTTTGCTTTAAAATCATTATCGAGATACTGATCCCAGTTCGGAGCAACATAAATCATATATGGACCATAATGATACGCTGCCTGTGCTTGCGTTCTCATAGCAAGCAATTCTTCCAGTAAAGTAGCACCATCACCAGCTATGCCCGATGGCTGCGTGATTGTCTTCGTCAGTGCATGTGTATAATCAGTATAACCATAGATAGTACCAGCAGCATAGGGGTACTCATTGCCAACAGTGCTGACACCAAGCAGCATCTTTTCTGCACGCTCTGCAACTTTTCTTGTGGCCAATGCAGCAGTCTCAGTATCAAGAGGAGTTGTCCCATTTCTACTTGCCAAAATCTGACGAGCAGAAAAAGAAAAGTCCTTATGAATGATTGGCAGGGGCAAATACGTAGGTTCATAGACCGGGCGGTCATTTGCATTCTTCCGAAGTCCATCCATGCTAACATCAGCATCATTGATGTCACTCTGAGTGTCCGTCTGCAATACAGTTGTCCCCATACCATTCGGAATCGTATACTGCAGTCCTCGACTTCTCAAATCATTTACAGCACTGAGTCTTTCCTTTGAGACCCGGACAACTACGTCATCAATCTTTTTCCATTCATCTGTCCTCAAAGTTGTAGTGACGTTATCCGCTCGAATTGCTACAACTTTTCCATTTACTTTCTGATTGATGTAAGATCTGCCATCAGAGCCAAAATAAGGCCTGAACACATTAGGGTCACCACCAGATTGTACAAACCTTGTGGCTATGTCCCCATGTGGTACTCCATTTTTAATAAAATCAAACATACTTATGTCCTTTCGTTTTAAATTTGATCAATTGGTTTATTAAAGCGCTCTCATAAGTGTCAACGTATCTGAGGTGTTGCTACCTGTGAGGTCTTTTGCTTCTTCCGCCATACACATGACCTTATCAGCAGACTCACCCGATTCTAAATCACCGATGAGTTTAAATTTACCATTGCCTGCGCTAATAAGCTCCGAACCGATAACCGCATTCTGCCCATCCTCAAGCAACCCATAAAAAGAACAACCTGTATGAGGTATCATTGCGGGAGCAATTTCTCCATCAGTATAGGCCGTGCTAACACCATTTCCTTGAAGAGCGTCTTCTATACCAATAATCAAATCACCTCTACCACCTTCATCAGCATGTACCCCAAACTCATCACTGCTGTCTATATACAACAGCATGCCGGGCTTAATACTAGCCGCATTTACTGCGTGCTCGATGTATTCAAAATCACCTTTTGCATGAATCCTATTCGTCGACATCTTTTATATCCTTTCGTTTTAAACTATTATTTTGTTTTTTAGTATGTCTGTTCTGGGTCAGACATAGGCTCTTGATCGTGATTACTTACGTTTGCAGGATCACCTTGTCCAGCATAATTAAATCGCTTGTTAATTGCAATCTCCTCTTTGCTCTGAGACAGATTTGCAATATTCGTAAGCTCTTCAAGATCCTTTGTTCGAAGGAATTCTTCCGTAAATGTGTTGTTCTCATTCTTAGTGATGATGTTGATCATTTTTGTTTTCTCAACATTATGTGTTGCTAAAGAGTTTTTCAACACGGCTTGAATCTCAGGAGGAGCACTTAAAATATACTCTTCGGCTGTTGGGATAGGCTGTACTTTATTGACCACTACATCTGTCGCCCCAACAGAGTTGTCGTCTTTGTTCACTACAGATTCAGGTTCTTTAACGATGGGTATCATTTTCTCCAACACTTCTTTGTTCATTGCCATAAGAGTGTCTTTGTCCTCTTCGGTCCAATGAGTAGCCTCATTTTCAATTAGTGCAGTTACAATTTTTTCAAGTTTCATCTCATTATCCTTTCTGTTTTTTACACTTTTATTTGTAACAGGCTCGTATGATACCTGTTTACTTACTGCTGTTGGTAAACCTTTTAATCCTACAACATTATCAATCTCCTCATATTCTTGTTTGAAAAAACTTCCATCCTGTTCGTATATAAAGAAATCTTCATAAGTCTCTTCAATCCAAAAATCTGCATCGTCGCCTTTTGAAGTTTGTAAAAGGGAATATAGTATTTGTCGAGTATCATCAAAACTCAACTCATTAGAAATGGTTTTAAAGATTTGCTTTTTGTTTGCTTGCATCCATTTCTTTTTATCATCAGATAAGTCTTTCAATGATAAAGTCAAGCTGTCCCCTGCTGCATTCAATCTTAAAAAACCAGCACCATCTGCAATAGAAGATGCCCCAACTTGATCTGGTAGTAATGCTAAATGGTCTGGTCGGTAATTGCGGGCAATGCCTATATAATCAATACCGTTAAATGTACCAGATGTTTTGTCTACATCTAAAAATAAACCAGTTGATAATTCCATTACTTCTTTTTTATCGATAGCCTCAACAACTCTATTATCTACTGCAGCAGCTCGATCTGGTTCAATCCATGCTTCTGCTTTTAATTTACCATCCTCGAACTTAGTATTCATAAGCACACCAACTTTGCGGTTTGTGAGAATAGCAGGAGTGCAAGCAGTAGGTTCGTCAACATCTGGGTGATAAACAATAACAGGTTTAGCATTCCAGATAACAGGGACTTTGCTTAATTCCTCGGCGGGGTAAAGAAGTGGGCCTTCATTTGCATGCAATACACCCTCAACTACCATAACTACTGGAACAACCATAAAGGGTTTACCCTCCATAGTGTCATTGCGGACAAGCCCATCTACATTTGCTATGATTCTTTGCAGCATTTCAATAATCTCCAATAAACGTTATTAGACTATTGAAATTATACATTACTTTTGCTGAAATAAAGGGTAGCCACAGAAAAAGTGCAGAGAGGTTCGTGTAAAATTCAAGAAATGTATAAGATTTGTATATATACTGAAGAGTTGTTGTTATTTAGCTATTATATTAGCATATCAAGTGCATATAACAATAGCTGAGGTTGTGTTATATATATATTTTAAGGGTGTGTAAATAAATTTAAATAAAAGATAAAAAAAATAGGACAACCGGCTTTTGTATACCGATTGCCCTATCATACTAAAGGAAAAGAAAATATTGTTATGATTTATTCATCATCATCGTCAAGATCAATAGCTGTATCTTCTGTATTGATGCCACTTATATTATCTGGATTTTCATCGTTTTTAGTAAATCTATTTTAAAAAAATATTAAATTTCTTTACCAACCCATACAGAAGCCCTCTTTGCCTGCTTTGCTGTAGATTTTGGTCTCTCAGCTTGAATTGAATCTGCAACTCCTTTTTTGCCTTCCTTATCCCATAACTGCCCAGCCTCTTTACGTTTCGGGTCTGCTGGAATCCAAGCACATCTGCATTGTGGATGCCTCGGTATAAGTCCCCTTGCTTCTTCGATCTTCATAACGACACCCTCAAGTGGAGCGCATAATTCACATACTCGATCATCCCCTGCTGTAGACCATTCGACTTGTATGCCGACCTCTTTAACACCGAGGCGTTCTAAACTATCAAGCTGACCCTCTGCATGTGCCGCAATCACTTCGGTTCTAGCTAATACTATGGCCCGTTGCTTTGTGATGCCTACAACGTTCCTGCGAAGTTCTCTCGCTATCCCAGCAGGGCCAGTCCCTCTAACAAATCCATCTGCAATGATTCTGCTCATCTGTTGTGACATTACATCAGTGATACCTTTTAATTCGTCGAAAGATCGAGTAGATAAAAATCGTAACTTCTCCTGTGTTATAGGAGCATTAAAAGCGTCTCTTAAAAACTGAGACTTTCCACCTTGATAAAAATCAGGGTTTGCAGCTAATAATTCTGCATGGACATCCGTGTAAGATCGAATCACTCCTTTAGTGTATGACTGTTCTAAATATTGAGCAGTCCATGGCTTACCTTCGACACCTCCTATTTGTGTTAGTATCTTTGCATCTACTTGACCTTGCAGCCATACTCTATAAGATTTGACTTTCTGAGAATCTGTTTGGAATCGCCATGCTTGTCGTTCTACTTGCTGATTGATTGTGAATGGTGTTGATGGGTCTAAACCGAAAGCATCATCTTTTACGATCAATTCTGTTAATGCTTTTGCTATGGATTTAAATCGCCTACGCATATCAGCAACATATCTATTTCTCAATGTTGTGGTTCTGGTAGGATCAGCTTTTAATTGATTAGGCATTTAATTCCCTATCCCTTAACATTTTATTATGCCGCTGCTTATAATGTTCTTATAACCATATCGGCTTCTGTTGGGCCTATCTGGTCTGGTTGCTTTCCTATAAGATCGAATACATTATAACCAAACCCAGCATTTAACACATAACCACTCACTTCATTGCACCACACTTTATCTTTTCTTGGTTGTATAATGTCTAATCTTGTTGATAAACTCAACACACCAATCTTGTCGTAAGGAGTACCATCATATTTAACTGCTTCTGCATAACATCTGTCCTCTTGTGCTTCAGTCATCCACATTGATATAGTGTCCCAATTAAGAGGGTGCGAATATCCTATCTGTTTAAATCTTGCACAATTAGAACCATCCTGCATCGTCGCAGAAAAAGAAACACAATCATACCGATGCGAGAATTGAAACTCCGTGTGGTCATGCATTCCTGTTACCATAAGAATTGCTTTAGACATATTGCTAATTTCTACACCCATCAGTTGCTGTCTCAAGGCATTGGAGCTCCTCCATTTGACTAATGACATGCTACTCATCATCATCTCCTTCTGTTTTAGTATTTGCTGGTCCATCTTCTACCCTATCAGCAATTCTTTCTAACGCTTTGGTGCCTATTGCATCTGCTTCCTCCTCACTCATTTGCATAATCTTCATTAAAAAGTTCTTAGGATCAATTAAAGCATCCACAGAACCACCTACATACTTTGCTAATGCTGTGGTCTTTTTATCTGCGACAGTGGCAACCTCCTCTTCTGATGGTGCTTGAATATCTGGCCATTCTACTTCGTAGGAATCAACTGGTTCTGGCAGTATACCTAAACCTATAAAGTAGTCAATCACAGGCCGAATAATAAATGGTGTTATATAATCCTCTCGTCTTTTATTTCTTCTGTTGTTCCATGCTTCTGCATCTTGCTCACCTGCTAATACGCCTTGCTCTGTGCCCATAAATACTCGATATGGAATACCTAACGTCAATGCAATATACCGAATCTGAGCATCAAGATGGTCCTTTGGATTAACCGCTTGCGCATCTAAAGATTTTGCTTTCATGCCTTGCAATAGTAAATATCTTTGCATACCAGATGAATAATCATTAAATCCTTCTTTCACACTATCCGTGTCAATTGTGCCTGTATTATCTGCATCCACTTCAAAAGCATAACCGGGAAAAGCACCTTTCCAAAACATCTCACCAGAACCAGACACTATTTTTCTAATATCCAATAAACGATTATACACATTCTGCATTCTTGGCATACCTCTAATCTCAGAAGTCTGCCGGTTATCTGCAATGTGTATTGTTCTTGTCCAATGCACATCAATTGTTGTTATAGTAGAACCACCAGATTCCATGGCCTCCATTTGTATTGTGTACATCGTTGGTAAACCGAACCTTTTAGATGTAATGTCAGCTTCTTTTGTTTTTATTTCAACTGTACTCTCATCAAAAGGTTTTAAATACAACAATTCATAATCATTATTCCCAGATGAATCTCCAGTCTTTTCATCTATACCTGCAACTGGTTTTACTAATGATAATCCATCGCTAATGCCCAACAGCAGTAAACCATATTCACCTATTCCAGACAAGACATCAATTCTCAGCATATACGAAAGTATATGCTTTTCACGATTTAAATCTTTCCATATTTTCTCAAACTCTGTTTCTTTTGTTTCTTCATCTTCGATAATAACTGGATTCTGCACCCAACTTTCAGTCGGAAGAACATTAACAACACGTGTTGCTATGCCCTCACGATCATATATCTTTTTATATGCTGTCTTAGTAATAGTGTCTGGATAACCGCAAGAGTAGTTTATATCCTTTCCGGGATTCATAAGTTGACTCACTAGCTCACTGCGGAATAATTGGACGTTCTGCACCATTGCATCTTCTGACATTTGGTTTAATGTCATTTTCGATTCTGGTGATAGATTAGTGTTCTTCACTAATTGTTGATTTGATATTTGTAAAGACTGGTCCCGTTTTAGTTTCTTTTTGCTCATCTTTAACTCCCATTGCTTTTACTGCTGGATTTTTATAATATTCAGATTCGGTCATTTTTACTTGTTTAGATATGCAGATAGAGGCTTTCCCATTTATGTGTTTTATTTCTAAAGCCCTGCGTTGTCTTAATGACAGTGATTGGTAAGATCCTTTTTTCTGTTTTATTATATCACTAAGTCGCACTTCCCCCATTGGCTTATCTGTTCTGTAAGAGTATTTTACTCCATCGAAAAATGTTACTTGCACCACGTTAATCATATTGTCTTTCTGTTCACTCATTTGCTTTCCTTTCTTATTTTTTATTATCTTAATTGCTCCGCTTTCCATGTTAATAATAAACCTGCTACTGTAATACCTATACCTAAAATACTGATTAAACAAGATTCTCCTATGATCTCTGGACAAATCAAACCCACCATGAGGCCTACTGCAATCATAAATAATCCTGTGAGTTTCTTCATCTCAATGCTCCTATAAAGTTACCGCCTTTAACGAGTTTGTTAAACGCCCCACTGCTACTGTCCACCTGATCTTTATATGTTGAAAGAGGAAAATATTTTAGCTCATTTATATAATCCAAATTCCACTCTGCTGGCTTCATACCTACATTGTTATTATTAACTTGTACTGAATAAGGATCTGCTCTGAATGCTTTATCTCCTGTAGGGCGTTCTACGTATACTTTAAATCCTGCTAAATTCCTTACTGTGTTCTCTGCTGATTCTTTTCCGCCACTACCGGGTTCTTGTTCTATGCCTACTATTACATTTCGGCCATCTATATTTGCTGTTTGTTTTATAACATTTTCTCTTCTTGCAGAATCCAATTGAACTCTAATAACATCTAAGACCCAATACTTTTTAAATTTGTCGATGCCCATAAGCAATCCTACTGTATAACATCCCCCACCTTGTGTTCCTGCTTTATCCCAATACCGAACTAATCTAACCATAGGATATGGGGGGTTTACTACATCGAATAAGTCTGTCTTAAACATGCCTCCACCTAATGGAACTGGATGTTGTAAATACTGGCCAGAATACATATAATCACCCGCTGCTTTCTTTTCATTTAAAACAGTAGTAGGTAACCTGACTGGATCCATTAGATTGTTTTTATAATACTTAGTTAGTTCTTTTGGTTTGATGTTCTCGGTTAATTCTGCTGGGATGCAAATATGCCTTACTTTTAATTTTGCATTTGGATTTCCTTGTGCTATTTCTGATCGTTGTGCAGACTTGGCGAGGTTAATTGTATGCATTGTAGCATCATCTTGATGTAGTCTTTGCATAATCAGAATAAAAGGTGTCATAGTCTGATTTACTTTTCTCTGAAGGAGTGTATCTGATAACCATGTATTTGCACTTTTTAATTCTACTTCTGATAATGCTTCTGCTGGGTTTAATAAATCATCACCTCCTAAGAAGTGAGCGTGGAATCCTGTTACTGTGCCGCCTACTGATGTTGCAAATCTCCCACCACCTTTTGTATTAGCAAAATAACCTTTAGCGTCCTGATCTTTTTTCAATGTGATATATGGAAAGCACTTTCTGTATTTAACAGATTTAATGATGTCTCTTGATTTTCTGGATAAATCTAAAGATAAAGGATTTGAATAGGAAGCCCCTATAAACCTCGCAGAAGGCTTTCTTGCCCATATCCACGGTAAAGACATAATTGAGAATATAACTGACTTAGTAGAACCGGGAGAAACGTTAATCACTAAATCATATTCTTTTGGAAGATTTAAAAACACACGCTCTGCTACTTTTTGAAATTCATTGCAAAGATACTCGATGTGCCAGTTATCAACATAAAGTTCTGCTACAGATTCACTCCAAAATTCTTTTACAAATTCATAGAACGATTCTTTAGTGATGCTGGCTACCAATTCAGACTCATCTAAAACAACATCATCTAATTTACTTTTTGTTCTCTTAATGCGGATAATAACTCCTTCTTTGTGCCCAAGGATAATTTTTTCAAATTCTTTATTGTGGTTATCACACTAACCTCGTCGTCTAAATGCATATTAACTTGTGTTTGTTGCCCGTAACCTCTATCCTTGTTGAGTGTTTTATTGCCATCAATTATAGCTTGAGGATTTCCAGACATTGCTAATTGAATAAAAGAGTTTTCAAAGAAGTCTTTTTTCTGAAAATCAAT